GGGGTGTGGACAAGACGCAGTTCGCTGCCTTGTCAAAGTGGAACACACTCCCGATCACGGAGGCCGTTCCCGCTTCGGACGTCGGGTTGCGTCTCGTGCACGCGCACGAGAGTAACGGAACGGTCCGTCTGGAGTGGCGGACGTTCTCCGGAGCACGTCGTACGCACATCATTTCGGTGTATGGTGCGGCAGCGCGTATGGCCGCACGTGTGTGGTCATTTACTTCCATTCCCCTCTACTGGTTGAGGTGTATGGAGGGTGAGCTCGTCGGGTCTCTTTCCGTACCCGACGGTTGGCAGTCGAACGTAGGCTTAGAGGTTACGTCCGTCGCTCCGGTTGCTCCTAAGGCAGCCGCAGTGTCGGATTTCTTCTAGGGCAGACGTACGACTGGTCTCGTCCGAACAGTTCTCAGGGGTCGCCGCTTCAAGGGGCAGGCGATCGTGTAGATCTGGACGGAATGAGACCTGGGACGCCCCCCAGCCTTGGGGGCTTGCATGTGTTGCGTGATATGTATAATGAATATATTTCTAGGTCTGGCTTGCGCGGTTTGTTGCACCGCATCCACACGTCAGTCGAGACGAAGTTCGGTCTACCCAGACGGATTCCTAATACCTGGGAGACGGCTTCGTTTTCGAAGAAGGACAACCAACTGTACCGCCGCGGTGTTAAGCACAGCGGGTTACGTTGGTGGGTTGAACAGCTCGGAGAAAAGTGGGGACACTCTTTGAGCCGGTATGAGTACCTGATCGGGGGTAGCAGAGGTGCGGCACTGCTTCGCAGTGTCGGGCCATTGTTACGCCGTGAATCTGAGGAGGTCACTATCGAAGTGGCGAAGGAAATCTCGAGGTTGTCCACCGAGTACGCCGTCTTGTGCGGTAAATCGGAGGCCGATTATCTCTTGGATCTCCACGTTTTGGCGGGGTATGATACCGTGCTGAATCGCGTGGATGTGATGAAGGATATCGAGAAGGAAATCGCTCGTGATTGTGATCCGCTTCCGAAGGGGTACGAACACCGGATGCAAGAGAAGATCCGCAAGATCGTGCTGGACAACTTCCGCTTCAAGAGTGATACCCCTGGTTTCAGGCGGTATGTGTCCTTTCGTGATGCGTGGAGCACACCCGGTGCAACTACACTGCCCGGCCGGCTCGAGTTGGCTACGGCTGATGGAGACTCCTTGCGAGTGAAAGGCAAGCTGGCGAGTTCGTTGTTATATTCTGACGACGAGTTGGTCCAGCGATGTCTGGAGATGCGAGGAGCGGTCGTCAAGCCGTTCCGGAAAGAGGACGAGCGTGTTAAGACGCGGGTCGTGTACGGCTACGATTTCGAGAGCTTCCTGAGGTGCGGGTATATATCCGAGCTGATGGAAACGGCCGAGGCGGG